CCCTTGTCTCCTCAGAAACACCCTTCACACCTTTGTTCCACACTTTATAAGGAAGAGGTTTGCCCTTGTTCCAAGGTATTAGTCCTTTTTCAAACTCAGTGGAAGACGACAGGTGTTGTCCCCGTTTTATCTCAGTCTCTGGGCTTGCATGTTGTCCTAGTTGAAAACAGGTTTCCGGGTTTACACATCTTCCCTGTTTGGCTAAACTCATCTTTTTCTTTGTCTCATCAGTAAGCACCGGGTGTTCTCCGCCGGGGGTTAAGTTGTAGCCGTTTGGAGCCATAGTGTCTAGCAAGGCAATGTAAAAGCATTCCACAAAATCCATTTCTTCTTGAGACTCACACACGTGGAGAGATTCCACAGTAAAAAAAGATGCACCATATTTTAAAATGGCTAAAGGCAGAGCAAACTTTGCCCCTTCTCTAGCCGCATAAGTATGGCTATTCCATCTCTTCTTCAAAGGTCTGACCGTTTGCCCGATGTACTGCTTTCCATTTGTTTTGTTTGTAATCAAATAAACTTGCACAGTTTTCCTCCGCGTAAAGGTCGAGAAGGGAGAGGTACGCGCCTCTCCCAACTCTAGCCCAAGGCCGCTAAGCCTTGAGATACTATTATACCACATTAGCCTACGATACCTGCCGAGCCCCCGCCCGTTGGGTTTAACGAACTCCACGGGTCCGCTTTGCCAGTCAGTAGCATTTTGCTGACGTTCATCCACGCGCCTACTGCATCCGTAGAGTATTCCACGAACATGCGGTTGCCCTTGACGTTTATCGACCGGAAGTAGTCGTCCATTGCAGGACTGTTCAAACTTATTCCGATAGGAATCGAGTACGGGTAACGAGGATTGATGACGTTGGGAAGGAACCTAACGCCCATCTCGCCAGCACCCTCAGCAGTCACTTGGAATACAGTGTAACGCTTAGTGTGCATACCAAAGATTGGCAACGTAGCTGCCTTGACTGCGTTAACGAATCCGTACGTGGTGTACAGACTGTTGATCGCTACGCCATCGTCCGACAGTTGAAGCGTCTCTAACTGGTAAATCTTGGCGGAATCAATACCGTTGCAGATGAACAGAGGATTGTCTACTCCGTCTGGTCGATAAATGAAATCTGCGTACGGACTGGGTATCTGCCAGATTGTCCACTTGCGCTTCATGTCCACTGCTGCCAGTGCACCGAACATTGTAGTGTGTACGCCCGGTCCTGCGAACAACTCTGCCGCAGTGTCTAGACCTTGATAGTTACACATCAAACAAACGTTAGGTGATGTTGGTGTAGGGTTGTATGGAGCGTAGGGTAGCCACTGCACGGTTGCGGTGGGTACGCCTGTAGGACTGGTACCTGTTGGTAACGGCACCCAGCAGTAGAAACGCTTGTTGGTTATGTCGTTACGTAGCACAACGGTGTTCGCAGCGTTCCAATTTATGCAATCCCAGAGGTTAAAGATTTCTAGGGTCAACTTAACTGGTATCTGACCGTTGAATCCGAAGATTCCTGCACGGCATGCTGTCATAGCCCACTCTTCGCCAACATCGTAGGCATTTATTCCGCAAGCTCCTACCTTGTTGGAGACTTCCTTGAGACCCCAACCTCCCGGCTCAGAATTTGGATTCTGTTCCGTGGAGTACCAGCTACTTTGCTTCAGCAGGTACAGTAGATCGTGCATGACGAAGCCGCCGTAGCAAGCCTGTGGGTTCTCTGTGGTCGTGTCAACTATTCCCCCATTGTCAGAAAAGTCAATGGCTTCGGGATCGTCGTCATAAGACCCAAGAACCTGCGCCTTCAAGTAGGGCGTTTGCGTTGGGAACACCTCGATGCGGTCAATTAAGACATCTGCGCCAATTCCCATGTTTTGTGCATACACCCTAAGCACCATATTAGGAGACACACCAATAAACGAACTTCCAGCACGCGGAAACGGTGTCTCCAACATAGTTGTAGAGAAAACCTGCATGGTGGTGCTCATGCTTGAGAACGGAAATATGCATGATCCGTATGCGGTCACCCCACCGAACCCTGTGACTGGATTGTAGTCAAGCAACTGTATGACCAGTTCTCCGGTCGTTACACCTGAGGGTATAGATGCCGCAACACGTACAGAGTACGTGGTGTTAATCTCTATAATCGGTACACCTAAATAATCTTGGTAAGCCGACTGGTAGATTATACCAAGATTATTTGGAGGTCCCCCACCAGTGTTCTTTATGTACAGGCCGTCTCCCGTTACCGGACTTACCAACAGGGTTTGCTGAGCAGAATTTACAATTGTCCATCCACAAGGCTGGAGGTTAGGATAGCTTCCACCCACCAAGTTAGTGCTGTAACTAGGCGCACCCGCTGTGTTGTTAGATAGGTATCCTCCGTCAAATGACAAATTGTTAAACTCGGTCACCTTGTTGAGACTCAGGCCGTAGAAGTTGCGTGAGGCGTAAGGAACCACCCATGCTGCACTTCCCAGTTCGATAAGGTTGAACAGGTCGTTACCCTGTATATCAATCGCTTCAGAATTGAGCAGCACCGCATCTGTGAATACTAAGTTAACCCCAGAGGTGGTGTTGTCATGCACTACGGTGGAATTAGCCAAAACTGTAACAGCGCCATTTATGGTTTGCGTCACCTCGTTTGGTATGAAGTAGAAGTTTGCTCCCGGCACCCCGTTGGCTCCTGCCTCCGTAAATGCAATGCCTCTTGCAATGACGTTGGGTGGACCTATGGGTAGGTGCGTTATGGCCACATATGTGGAGTTCCCAGATATGTCAAAGGTAAATGTTGGGGAAGCTGCCGTGTAGTAACCTGTCTCGGTTATGAAGAAACAGGCTACCTGTCGGGTACCTGCCCCTACGCCTGTGAATGGACTTCCTGCTACAACCAGTGTACCGGAATCCATCGTGTAATCGCCGTTTATAGAAACAGCAGTTGTACCTGCACCAGCAGCCTTGGTGCCGGGGTCAATTATAAACTTCGTACCAAAGAACGTGCCAACTGCAGGGACCCCTATAGGTTCCGTAGCCGCAATTGGAGGAGTTGCAGCGGGAATAGTAACAGTGAACGTTCCGCTACCTACAGAACCGACGACGAAGGTCCCATTCAGGTACGGTGCTCCTGTGGCCCCTGTTACACTAACAGTCTGGCCCGCCATAGGAGTAAACGGTGGCGTGCTGGGATTGTAACTGTACGTTGCCTGTCCTTGCGTTGTAACTGTCTCTCCCGTTATGTCCAAGACACCGCTATTGAGGTCTTGCAGTATCGTGTACGTTCCATTCCAATCAGTAGGAGTCGCACCGCTTATCTGTATTACATCGTTTACAGCCAAAGGTGCAGCCACCGACATGCTAAGCGATGACATGGTAACTTGGAAATTGCCGTCGTTTCCGTTGCCCGGCGTTCCACCCGGTGAGGGTGCCAATCCCGGCACCTGCGGATTAGACTGTGCTTGTGCAGCAGGTGCTCCGGTCCATGCCACGGTGAAATATGGTATGTTCCCAATTCCACCTTGGTAAGGAGGTACAGACGTATCTGCATGTACGACTAGCACTGTTTGCCCACCTAAGAAAGGTGTGTCAGGGGACAGATAAACGTAAACTGGCAAACCTGTAGCAATAGCTGCGAGTAGGGAAGTGTCCTGCGGCCCTCCCGGGTTATACCAGTATGTTACCACAGAACCGGGAGACGTAGACGATGGTCCTGCACTTAACAGGGCTTCCTGTCCATCAAATGGTGTTGATCCATACTCAGTCTTCCCATCGGCAGAACTCTGCAGGATGTCGTGTACTGTGTACCCTTGTGCTATGGTTAAGGTCGGTGCTCCCTTTTCATTTATACCGGGTCCTGTTCCTGATCCATTTGGAGTTCCTGCTGGAACATCGGTGGTGAACGTTCCCGGTGCAGGTGTACCTGTTATAACCAAACCGTTGCCGTTTAGGTAAGTGGCTTCAGTTCCAGTTATATTCTGTGGTACCCAAATGGTGTCTACCGTAGCTGTGAAAGTTGCTGGGTTATACGTCCATGTAGCGACCAGACTGGTAATGGAGTAGGTAAGGACGTACAGAACGTTAGTTCCAGCGGCCCCTTGCGAAGCTGTCGCTAAGGGGGGTGCCCCCGGCCCTACTTGTGACAGTGGCAGATATTCAAGTGCCCCTGTAACAGTATTGGGGTGAACTACACGTGGCCTGTCCGTACCGACCGATAGGTCGGAGAACATAATGTACTCATTGTCATCAGCCGTGACACTCTTGGCGAATGAGCCGGGTAGGATGCCTGACAGAGACAAAGTTAACACGC